GGTCCTCAAGCACTCGCCCGAGGCCGGGGGGAACGTAGTCGCTCATAGTTGGAAGTGGAAGGCGTAGGCCACGTTAGGCTTGGAGGCGTGTCCCTTGTCGCGGCGTTCGACCACGTAGGCCGGAGCGCAGGGCTGAGCGGAGAGCCGGGCCTTGATGGCTCGCTTCTTGATGTGGGCGGAGAAGTCAGCCGAGGTAGGCTCGGACTCCACGCATTTGAGCAGCCAGCCATTGCCGTCGAGTCGGGCTTCCCACAGGGTGTAAGCCGACAGAATGAAGTCGGCGGCACCCCATCCGGCGTTGGAGAGAGTGCGCTGGGTGGTGATGGTGGTCTCGATGATCTCCTTCACTTGGGTCTGGGACCAAGCGGAGGCGGTGTGCGGTGTGATGTTACTCATTGGTGTGGGGATTGGTGACGATGAAGGAGGCCTTGCCATTGCGGACGAACACTTCGATGCAAGCGTCCGGCTCCGTCTCGACGTTGAAGAAGTCCAGGGCGTGCCAGCGGGACTTGACCATGTGCTTGAGCGCACGCTCGTCCGAGTAGTCGTGGGCGGCGAGGCGGCGGTTCACTTCCTCCGCAGCCATCGCCATGTAGCGGGTGGCCTTCTGGGCGTTGGTGAGGTTCATCGGCGGGTGGGCTTGGAGGTCTTGGCCTTGGCGTCCGGGCCGTGGATGGCCTTGTGGAGATCAGGGCCGTGGGCGACCAGGGCGTAGTTGTAGCCGACCGCGAGGCCGACGATGAGGAGGAGGGGGAGGACGAGTTTCATCGTGCGCAGGATTAGCGGTTGCCGAGGACGTAGGCGGCGACGGAGGCATCGACCGTCTTCTTGCCGCCGTTGTGTTCGCTGGCGGCACGGAGCAGGGCCTTCTCGACGTAGCGGTCGAGGGCCTCCAGGAACTCCTTGGAGGTGCGTTTGCCTTGGCCCTTGATGAGGGCCTTGGCGGCGGCGGACTTGATGTAGTGGGTCTTCATGGGTGGGATGTTTGGGTGGGTGGGAGATTAGCGGTTCGGGGGCAGGAAGATGGCGTTGTAGTGCATGATGTCCGGCTTGCTGCGCTCGATGAACTTGGCTTCGAAGGCCACGGCGGTGAGTTCGTTGATGGTCTTCTCGGCGTTGAACTTGGCGGCGGCGGCGGTGGCCTCTTCGGCGGTGGCCCACCAGAAGCGGGAGGCCGGGCGGCGGGTGCGCACGTTCTTGATCTCGGTGAAGTAGTGGCAACCCTCCTTGCGGAAGGTGAGGTCGCTGACGAGTTTCTGAGGGAGGGTGTTAGTCATGGTGTTGTTAGTGGGAACGGGTCTTACTTTGTAAGTAAGACCGACCCCCGCAAGGTTATTTTTGCAAAAAATGAAAAGGGGGCCGAAGCCCCCTAAAACCCCTTAAATTAGCCCCGCTTCCCCAAAGGAAAACCAGCCCTTGCCCGTTGGGTCGGCCTCCTTCCTGCCGATGATGACGTGGTCCAGGAGCTCGATGCCTACCATCCGCCCGGCGTCTGCGAGTTGGCGGGTGACCGCTCGGTCGGCAGGGCTCGGGGATGGATCTCCGCTCGGGTGGTTGTGGCAGATGATGACGGCGGTCGCTCCGTTGCGGAGGGCCGTGCGGAACGCCTCGCGAGGGTGCAGGAGCGATGAGGTCGCCGTGCCGGAACTGATCTCCGTGAGGGCCAGCAGTTTGTTGCGGCGGTTGAGCGAGAGCACCCAGCACTTCTCGACGTCCAGCCAGGAGGCGAGCGGCTCCATGCGGGCGAAGACCTTGTGCGGTTGGTCCATGTGCGCAGCCTGACTCGGGCAACGCTCACGGAGGCGGCGGCTCAGCTCGTAGGCCGCAACGATGACGGCGGGCTGGTTGCCGATGAGTGTCTCGTTGTCTTGGAGGTCGGCATACTGCATCCCGCCCAGGGCGTGGAGCGTGCCGGAGGCGTCGAGCAGGGCCGTGGCCTCTGCGGTGCAGGGGCGGCCTCGGCCTCCGAGGACGATGCTGAGGATCTCCACGTCGCTGAGGGCACGAGGGCCGACGGCGGCGAGGCGGTTGATGGGGTGGTCTTCGTTGGTCATGGTATGGTGGGAACGAGCCCAGCCAGACCAAGACCCCGCACGGTTCAAGGACCGTCTCAGACTTTCTTTTTCGTCTGACGGAAGTGGGCGACAGGGCACCGCTTGATGCCGCACATGACCCGGAAGGTCTTCCGCTCGGCGTGGCCCTTGGTCACGGCGTAGGCGAGGAGATCAGTGGCCCGGGTGCGCTCGATGCCCCACTTCTTCGCCCACTGGTCGGTCGTGAAATAGCCGGGCGGGACGACGTCCACGTCCTTGCGTCGCTCCTTGAGGATAAGGGCGAGAAGGCCGTCAGAGGTCAGACTGGGAGACGCCACTCCGTTGAGGTGCTTGGTTGTTCGTGTAGCCATAGGACGCAAAGGTCGTCGCAGTACTCGCCCCACACGAAGCCCTGCGACCAGGACAGCGTGGCTCTGCGGGTGTTGGCGTATTCCATCGCCCCCATGCGGGTGAGCGTGCCGACGCAGAAGCCTGTCGGGTTGTCGGAGCGTCTGCCCTTCGCGAGGGCGGCTCGGTGCGTGTGCGCATGGACGACGTTGCCGTAGGCCTCCGCATGGTCACGGGTGGCTTGCTCGCCATACATCGTGCCGTGCATCCAGTCGAAGTTGCCGATGCGGGTGCGCTGGAAGACGCCGTTGTAAGGCACATAGGTCGCCCGGAGTTTGCGGGCCTTGGCCTCGATGGCGTTGAGCAGCTCGTTGGAGGCCCACGCCAGGATCTCGTTCTTGGAGTTGAGGAGGTGGCGGAGACGTGCCTCGTGGTTGCCCTCGTCGATGTCCGTGACCTTCAGCTCCTCCAAAAAGGAAAGCCCGGCTTCGATGTCGGGCTTGATGGGGTCTCCGTCTCCGTTGTTGCGGGCCTTGGTCATCAAGGCCGATAGGTCGGTGAAGTCTCCGAGGTGTCGGACCTTGTCGCCTTTGCCCGGCCTAATCCAATTCTTGCGGAACCTCACCACGGCTTCCTTGGCAACGGGGTCTATGAAGGGGCCGTGTGAACAGCCGACCGCCATAATCCGCTTCCAGGAGCGCGTGATGTTCATGTCTATGTTTGGATGAAAGGCTCGCCCGTGACGGACGTCGAGAAGCCGGAGCGGCTCAGGACGTGCTCAACGCTTTTCAAGATCCACTGGTTGGCAATCGCGGCCTTCGTGGGGCTCGCACTAAGTGGGTAAGGGAATGCCTCCAGCCGGACGAGCTGCTCGGACTGGAGATCAGCACGGCCCGGGAGGGTCAGGCTCATCTTGCCAGCCTTGGACTGATACTTCTTGAGGGCGGCAGCGGCCCACTGCTTGGCCTCGGCTTGGTCGGCGGCGGGGTTCTTGAAACGGAAGGTGCGCGTGCCCGTGCCCGCCGTCTCGGTCTTGGTCTCCCCGGTGGTGACGTCATGCCAGGAGGTGATGACCTGGTCGAAGACCGCCCCCTCCTGCCACTCGCCGGAGTAGGTGCTGACCTCGCTCCGCTTGAGCGTGACGGTGGGGATGGTCTGGCCGGAGGCGTTGGTGGTCAGCCCGGCGTTCTCCTTGGCGATGATGAGCTTGTCCGCCGTCACCTTGACGATGTAGCCCCGGGGCTGGACGAAGCGGTAGAGGAACTCGGCGTCGCCCTCGGAGGTCTGGTCGAGGTGAGGGGTGGTCGCCAGCGTGAGGTCAACGGGGGCCTCCATCGTCACGCCGTGCTCCTTGGCGATGGTCTGGGCGATGGCGTCGAGCGTGGCGGGTTCCCACGAGCGGGTCTTGCGGGCCAGCCAGGACTCGTTGGAGAAGGAGCCCTCGGCGGGCGTGGCGAAGGCGGCGGACTTGCACGTGATGACCACTTGGTCGGGCGGGCCTTGGAACGAGGCCTTGTCCACGACGAACTTGCCGCACGTCTTGAGCGCACCCTCGTAGCCCAGCAGGATCTCCAGCACGTCCCCTTGGTTGGGCGGTGCGAGGTTGGTGCCCGGGTTCGCGAGCGTGATGGTCAGGCTGTCGGCCTCGTCCTTGGACTCATCCCGCACCCTGATGGATACGACGTAGGGCTTGAACGTCTCGGTGACGTTCGTGCCGTTCGCCTTGATGGCCCAGTCCGGCTTCACCAGAGACGGACCGTGCCGTCGGTCTTGGCAGGGAGATCAGGGAGGACGATGAGGAGGCCCGAGGGGTAGATGAAGCCACGGCCCGCAAGGCCGGGGTTGGCCTCAAGGACGGCCTCGACCTGACCGGGCTCCTGCTTGCCGTAAATCCGCCGGCAAACATCGTCCAGCATGTCGCCCTCGCGTGTGACGTATTTGGTGCTCATTGGTCGATGCGCTTGATGTGGATTGAGAACTCGATGGCACGGGGGGCACCGTTGGCACGGAACACCCTCTGGCTGTCAGTCAGGGCGGTGATGACCCACTGGCCGAGGTAGACACCCGCTTCGGAGTTGTCGAAGGCCATAAGGTCAAGCGGGACGCCCTTGTCGGCCTCCAGCGTCATCGCGGGGATTTGCGAGTAGCCCCCTTGGTGCTCCGGGTAGATGATGCCCTGGAGCGTGATGGACGGGGCGGACTTGCCCGTGAGCTGCATGGACGGGAAGCCCCCGACGAGGGGTTGCTCGGTCCAGTCCCACGTGCGGGTGCGCACGAGGCTTTCGAAGGCGGCGGTGGAGATCGAGAAGCGGAAGTCCCCGAGGGCGAGCATGGTTTCGTTCATGGCTTATGCGAAGGCCCCTGCGTGCTGGGGCTGGGTGTCACGGAGGTGGCGGCGGACCTCTTCCATCAGCTCGTAAGCGTTGGCGGTCGTGGCCCCGGTGATGTTGAAGTTGTAGGTCGGGGCGGCGGCGGACGTGCCGGGTGCGGGCGAGCCGAAGCCCTTGCCAGCAGGAGCCGAGGTCGGCTTGCGGAGCACGTCGGGCGTGGCCGGGGTGGTCTTGCGGAACATGCCCTTGATGGGGCCTGTGCCGGGAGCACGCTCGGGGAGATCAGGGAGGCGTTGCTGACCAGGAGCGGCGGGAGCGGGCAGAGAGCCGTCGCCGTAGAAGATGCCGCCGATGCCCTCGCCGACCTTGCGGGAGAAGCCAGCGATGGCTTCGAAGGCCTGCATCACCTTGGTCGCGACCCAGAGCAGCTTGTCCATCGCCGACAGGATGAGGGGGAGGTTGTCGCCCAGCGTCTTCATCGCCGGGACGAGCGCATCGCCGAAGGCCTTGAAGCCCGCCTTCGTCTCGGGGTTGTTGAACCACGCCGTGATCTTGTCGAGCCAGCTCGTGACCATCGGCAGGACGGCGGTCCCGAGTTCCAGCCAAGCAGCCTTGAACGAGATGCCCAGCCTAGACATCGACGAGTCATACTTCTGAGCCATCTCCTCCTGGCTCTTGTTGATGGTGTAGCCCGTCTCGCGGGCGTCCTTCATCATGCCCCGGATGCCGTCACGCCCCTGGTTGAGGAGGTTGACGAAGCGGGCGGAGTTCTTGCCGAAGAAGGCGTTGGCGAGGGACACCTTCGGGACGTTGCCCTTGTAGTCCTTGAAGGCTTCGGCGAGGGCCGTCACTTGGCTCTCCGGGTTCATCACCGAGAGTTCCTGCCACGTGAGGCCGAGCTCCTTGAGCGCATCGGCGGTCGGTCCCGTGCCATCCTTGGCGGTCTCCAGGGACAGGGTCATCTTGCCGAGCTTCTCGTTCAGCTTGTCGGCATCGATGCCGGACTGGCTGGCGGCGTATTGCAGACCGAGGAGGTGGCTGGCGGTCGTGCCAAGGCTGTCTGCGAGGTCGGTCGTGTCGTCGATGAAGTTGCCCGTGGCACGTGCCAGGGACACCACGGCAGCGGTGGCGGCGACCCCGGCGGCGGCGACAGCGGCGACGGCGGTTGCCGTGGCGGCGATGAAGGGAGCAGCGGCCCCGACAGCCGTGAGGGTCGAGACGGTGGCAGGGCCGAAGCGTTCGGACGAGGCGAGGCCGCGAGCGATTAGAGATCCAGTCGGACCTAGGCTCAGGCCCCCACCAGAGTGGAGCATCCCGCCGATGGCTCCGAGTCGTTCCTTCTGTCCACGCAGTTTGGCTTGGGTCTTGTAGAGCCCGGCGAGTTTCTTCTCAAGTTCCTCGGTGGACTTGCCAGCGGCCTTGAGCTCCTTGACCATCTTCTCCAGCTCTTTGGTCTGCTTGGAGATGGTCTTGAGTTCGGCACCGACGCCCTTGGCACCCTTGGTGATGGCACCAAATGCTTTGCCGAGGGACGAGTCAACGGAGCCCCCGACGGTGATTGTTGCCGATAGTTTGCGGTCTGCCATTTAGGTGGTTGGTGGTTTCGGTATGGCGTTTAACCAGTCGATGAACTCGCCGACCTCTAAGCCGCCAATCTCAGCGAGCGACCAGCCGGTATGCTCGGCCAGCATAAGGACGCCCCTGCGGGCATCCTCGACTGTCAGGAAGTAAAACCCCGGAACACCTCTTGGAGCTTGGAGTAGTCCTTGAGGTCGAGGCCCTTGATGTCCTCGGGGGAGACTTGGCAGAGGTTGGCAAAGAGCACGATCTCGCGCTCGATGTCGTCCTTGATGCGGTTGGCGGCGAGGACGTCGCCCACGGTGGAGCGACGCATGGAGAGCACGCCGACCTTCGCACCAGCGATGGTCACGGGGAACTCCAGCTCGATGGTTGCAGCCGACATGGATTACAGA